AGTGTTCATTGTAACATTAGTTGACGAATTTACGACTGCCGTTGGCGCATTTATCGTTACGTTTGTTGGCGATGTAATTGTTATTCCTGAACTATTAAATTGAACATATTGCGTAGGTGCTGCACCAATAATAGTCATTAGATAAACCATATCTGACATATCATTTTTACGATTAGAGCCTGGAGCAGATACTTTTTTAGCACTTTTGACAGTAGTAATATCTCTATCACATATTGTTGCAATTCCAATATCACCAACAACAGGGTCTAAAATAATTCCATTAGAACCGCCTTGTATTCTCATATAAGGAACATTGCTTACAACTGCGTGTTTCCAGGGCTGTAAATTTCCATCTAAAGCACTTACTAAAGGTTGAACGTTTACATATCCAATAGGTGAAACTCCACCTGAATTTGTTACTGAAACTACTTGAACTGGCATAGAAGTTCTAACGCCCGACAATGCAGTTCTAATAATAAATTGCATCCGATTAACTTCGGAAGCCATGTCTGAAGCGACATGATTGCTTTGTACGTTAGTTTGGGCTGACATAAGGCGGAGGACATAATTTAATAGTTGTAAACCAAGCACCATCAGGAGTTAAAGTGCTTAACTCATGTGTAGATACTTGAACAGGTAAAATTCCGTTAGCTTTTGGAATAGATGAAGTTAATTTAACTTGCCTTCCATTAAGCAAATCAGGATTAAATTCACATTTTACGTTAAATCCAGCTTCCCAATAAGAAGGATAGCCAACCATTCCAGTTTCAGGACTAACATCTACAATTCTGTCATCTCTAAAACCATTATTAGGAAAAATAATTACTGTTTCATTTTCTATTACCATTGGAAACCGAGCATGATTAGCAATTTGTTGCATTTGGTCAACAACAGAACCTGAAACAACTTGGTCTGTTAATACTGCATGAGTTTGATTTTTCCAATTATAAAAACTAAATCCAATTGATTTAGCTAATCCAGCTATAATTGTTTCAGCATTATTAGCACCTGGAAATTTTTGTGACGTTGATGATGTTGCTTTGTAATTATAAGCACTTACCGCAGCACACACAAAAGCCACATCAGGAAGGCTTGAAGTATCAATAAAGCTAGAAATTAAAGAACCTTTGAAAACTTGCGTTAAAGATGGGTCGCCTTCATTGCCAGCAGATACTGTAATTGTAGTATTTTGAATATTAACAAAATTTGCACCTACACTAGAAAATTGATTCATTTGTGCAAGTGTCATGCCATAAATTCTAATTTGCAATTGAGCAGCAGAAGAATATCCACCTGCTGTTGAAATAATTGCGGAGCATCTTAAACCTTCTAAATTTACAGATTCTTCATTAGGATTCTGAAATTGTAAATTTATTTGTCTTACTTTAAAGCTCATAATTGATATACCAAAATAAATCGAGTGCCAAGACCAGTATAATAAGGGTCATCAGTACCTTGAGTATCAAAAAAGAATAATTGTCCTGTAAATCCAAGATAACTCTCCCTTACCAATCCTACAAGATTTAAACAAATCATAGAACTAATAATTAAATTGCTATTTAATGTTAAATCAAAATAAAGACCTGTGCTTTTTTGATACACATTAATTAAACAATTTTGCGTTTCTAATTGAACTGTAAATGTTTGAGAAGGTACTTGAGATAATGGAATAATTTGATTCATGTTTATCTCACATAGGTTTAAATGCTAATGGTTGTGAAGGATTGTATGTTATTGGAGAAACTTGTCCATTATTTTCAGCAACAGCACCACTTGGTTCTGTAGTTGTCGGAACTGCTGCTTGAGCAATTTTAACTTCTTGAAACCACAATTGAGCAATAATTAAAGAAACTCCTTGTTTAGCTTCTCTACGATAATCTACATGAATTAAATTACAATTATTATAAGTAAAATTTGGAGTTATAACGCTTAATAAAGTAAGAGAATTAATATATTGTTCAATAACATATAAAAAATTTTCTTTACTCATAATCCCATTACCATTACATGATACTGTTACTCTAACATCAAAAGGCAAAGCAACTTTATTGTAACTAGAAAATCCACCACCCTCTACAGGATAATTTGGTATTTTTCTTTCTTCACGATATTCAAAATCAATAAAAGAGTCAGGTATAAGTTTACTATCACCAGCTTCTTCAATAAAACCCCAACCTGAAGTATAAGCGTTATTAGGTATTCTAGCCGTACTTACAGGGTTAATAGGTGGTGTTGGAGCAGTTGATGAACGTGGTATAGCTGGAACACCTGGTAATTTAGGAATATCAGGAAAAGGTATAAAAGGCATTATCTAGCTCCTGCTATGCCATAATTTAATAGCGAATTTGTTTGGAATTTTTCTTGTAATGATTGTACGAAACTTTGACTATCAGTTACGTTTGGTAAAGTAATATTTCCCATTGATATATTAGTTGAAATATTAGAATTATTTGAACTTGGTGGTGCTGAAACGCTAGAGCCAGTCATTGCATGATATTTAGATAAATAATTTCTTGTTTCATTTGGCATCATTCCCATGCCTTTTGTATCTACTTTACCCATGCCCCAATTATAACCAGCAAGCATTTTGTCAACGTCACCATTGTAATGTTTACTTAAATCATGTAAAAATTTAGTTGCGCCAGTTGCAGATTCATTTATGTCAAAAGGATTAGCAACTCCGTATTGTCGTGCAGTTTTTGGCATGAATTGAAATGCACCCATAGCCCCACTATCAGGATTAATAGCATTAGTATCCCCATGCGATTCAATCTGCATGATTTTTCCTAACATTCCAGCAGGTAAACCATATTGTTTTTCTAAATTAGAAAATAAATCAGAACTTGATGATGTGCTTGTAATATCTTCCCAATGCCCACCACTTCCTCTTTTTCCACCAACCCATTTTCTAGATGGTGTATTTCCGTTTGGATTATCTTTTAATACCCATTCAAAACCTTTTCCACCTTTTTTAGCTTGCCAATGCCAAATTTTTCCTGTAGCAGTATCAATGCCACCTTCTGTATGTGCGCCACTACCGCCACCATATTTATCTAATCCAGCAGCCATTAAAGATGTTGCAACAGGTAATGCTAACAACTCACCAGCAACAGGCAATAATCTTGCCAACCATCCAAGTCCTAAACTTTTTGCTAATTCTGTTTCTAATGCAATAGATAAAGTTTTAAAAGCTCCAGCAAGTCCAATAACTCCAATAGATAAAGCAGTAAATTTGCCTAACGCACCATTTGTTGCATCATCAATTTCATTAAATTTAGTAAATACAGATTCTGTAGTCGAAACTAAACCCATCATTGCTGGATTTACATCACTTACTATTTTTGTTTTTAAAGCATCAAAACTGTTTCCTAATTGACGTTCTGCATTATCTAGTTCTAATGCTTTTTTAGCAGCTTTTTCATCTAATGCTGCTTTTTTAATTCCAATATCAATTAATTTTTGAGCTGCTGCTGGACCTTTATCCAACAACATAAAAGTATCTCTATCAATTAAAGGTGCAAAATTTGAAGCAGCTTGTTCACCAGTTAAATTATATCGTGATTCATAATTTTTAATATCTTCCGATAACTTTTGCAAATTCATTGCACCAGTTTCAGGATTGATTGATTCAGAACGAATACCCAATTGCGACATTTGCGTTCTGAGTGTTGAATTACCTAAAAATCGAGCTGCTGCTAATCCTTGTAATTTTGATACGGTTGCTACTAAACTTTCTGCTTTTCCACCAGCAGATTTAACTGCATTACCCCAACCTGTTAATTCTTTAGTGCTAACACCTAACATTCCAGCATTACGAGTTAAAGATGCGTTAGCAGAATTTACATTATTAACAAAGTTTACAAAACCTGCTGCGGTAAAAGCAGAACCAAAAGATATTAAAGCATCACGAGCTTTAATAAATCCTTCAGCCGTATCTTTAGAAGTTCTTTGTAAGTTCTTTTGAGTTTTTTGATTTGCTTCGTCAAATTTACGAAGTTGCTCTACTGATTTTTTTTGAGCTGCATCAAATTTAGAGGTGTCTAGCCCAAGCTCGATTAATAAACTGTCGATAACTGTAGCCAAAATTTACCCCTTATTTTTGATTCATTATATATGCGTTATGCCTATCTACTGCATTAATTTCTAATAATATCCACATATCTTCTACAGAATAAACTGTATCAAGTTCATGTAATGTAGCAAGCCTAGATGACAATACAGTTGCTATCGCTTGCGTTGTGGCTTGATACTCAATGAGCTTTCTTGTGAATTGCCCTGTGGACTTAATTCCGAAGTCGATTGGTTTTCTTCTAAAAAAAAATCCATGTGTAGCCCCCATATTGCTTTTCTTAATTGCAATCTAGTAGCTACTTCTTCAATATCTTCTTCAATAAGTTTACGTTTTAAATTTGCCGATGGAATAATTTGAACACATCCAATCATTTCTTCCAATAAAGGTTGTGCAGCTTCAAATGGAATTTTTAATAAGTTCATATAACCAATTGCCATTAATCCTGCCATACCTTGCATAGCCAAACCTTCGGGAACCTCGATACCAGCATTGCCGATAGCGAGAATAACCCGAAAAGCCCAGTTTTCAGCTTGAGAAGCCGACATCTCAGTAATCAAAAATTTTTTTCCAGTATCTCTACCAGTATCTGCTACAAATATCGTTTCTTTTCTAGCCATAATTTATTTAGAACCCGTTTTGTGTGCCTACAATTGATTCCCATGTGATTTCATATACTACTGGTTGCAATGTTTTCTTAACAGCAGGAAAAGGAGTCGCTGTTGTTAAGTAACCATTTTTTAGTGTATATGTAACACCTGTGGATTGAAGAACAATTGTACCATCGGCTGTAAAAACGTCAACTGCCGCATCTTGAGCAGCTCGCCAAGCATCAAAA